AACATCTCTCCCTCAAGGGACGGCTTCCCCGTGGCACCGATGGCTTCACCACCGATACCGGGGGTTGGGGGTTCGGGCTTCTCCCCACCCGATAGGTAGGGTTTGTCTTTGAGAAGTGCTTTCAGGGCCTTGTCTATGCCACTAACCTTGCCGTCGTCGTACTCGATAAGATTCAAGTCGATGAGGGCATAAGCGGCATCGGGGTCTATAATCCCCTCTTTTTGCGCGGCCAATTTCACTTCGGTTTTAATCGCAAGTGTTTGGTGCGCCTGGTCCCTGTCTGTGAGTTCCCGCTCCAGGCGGGCCTTCTCTTCTGTAAGTCGCTCAACCTCCGTTTTCTTGGAGTTCTCAGCATCCGTTTGGACTTTCGTCAACGTCTCAACCTGCTTTTCAAGGTCACGAACTTGGGTTCTCCACTTCGCGTTTTCCCTGTTCAGCCCGTGGACAAAGTCCTCATCGTATGATTTGGGCTCCGCTTTGTCGGATTTCTCTTCCGGCACCTGTCCGTCTGTGGTTTCCATCTAGGAACCTCCTTTTCCGACTAAAAAAACCCCGCCGTTTGACGGGGTCGTATGTGAACAACGGGTTTCAAACCCGATGATTATTCTAAAAAGTCTCCTATCCCAAGTGTGTCATTACCTGCCATGAAATTATCAAGTCCGCCTATCCAATCCTCCATCGGTATAACTTCTGGGATAAGCGTACATTCGCATTGAGGATGCGTATCGGGCGCGTCGGATTCGTTTTGGTAGGCGTTTCCTACGTAACCCAAACATTCCCCGCAGGGATTGGCCCCGAAAGCCTCCCAGGTTAACCCTGTCACCCACGGGGTCTCTCGCATCATCTGAAAGTCGGAAGCGCGGGCCGCGTCCATGACTTCCGTTCGAGCAAGTCTCATGGAGTCGAAATTCAGACTCCGCCCGTAGGGTGTCATAGTGACTACATTTCTATCGGGGAGGATGAACCCGTCCAACTGATGCGAAAGTTGCTCCGCCGAAAGTCCGGCGTTCATACCGCCCCTGAGAATAGTTACGATATCCTGTTCGTATCGTAGGTCCCAGATTCTCTCCGAGAGACTCAAACCGCTGGGAAGTTTGTCTATGAAAGCGTTCTTTACTATTTTGTCGGGGATTCCCCCAAATCCCTTCTCCACGGCCTTGACGATATTTTCTTTTCTCATGGCCGCAATGAATGGCGCGGAGAGAATCGCCGCTCCCGTAATTTTGAGTGCCGCCGACTTGTGAATTTGGTCTTTTAAAGACTCCCCGTAGTCGGTGGCATACTCGTTCAAAGAATTCCTGAGTTTGCCAGTGAAGGCTAAGTTAATCTCTTCGGGGACGTCGATTTTCCCGCGAAGGTTTTTTAAATGACTTCCAAAGACTTTTTCATTGTTCTTCAGAAGCCGAATCTGTTTTAACTTATAACTCTTCTGCCACTCTTTGTATGTCATCCACTTGCGGCCTCGAAACGCCCACCGGCCTTTTCACAGTGAGCCCGCGCTTCTTCCACGGTCCAATCACTTGTGGGGTAGCGGTATGCCTGCGTGGTGGTGGATGACTTACCCTTGAGCCGCCCGATGATTATGCTCAGTTTTCCGTTCTTCATCCTGCGAAAAGAATTAGCCTCGAACGTGCCGGGTTCACGGATTCGACAAGATGACTCTCCGCTATACGGCATCACAAACCTCCTATGATTTTCTTTTCTGCCTGGTCTAACTGGACCCCGAAGTTCCCGCCGCCGCCGACTAATTTATCGCGGTCCCCTATAATCTCAGCGATTTTTCTTTCGGGATTCTTTTCCCCGATTTCGTACAGAGCCCCGCGTACCGACTGGAGACTGGAAGCCAATTTGGTGACTTCGATGTTGACCTTCTCCATCTCGTTTTCGGGAAGGGGCAGATGGGGGATGATTCGAGTGGTGTAACTATCAATAACACTCAAATCCAAACTCTTGTAGTAGAAATTCTTATGCCCTTCGTAAGCCTTTAACATCCTGAAAATATACTCGTTCATCTGCACCAATCTTGACTTCCACACTCTCCACGATTGCGTTGTGGCACTTACTAAATCGCTGTACAGGAGTTTAAGTGCGACGCCACTCACGAGCCCGAACCCCTTTATATCGTCTGGGGTGACTGAGGGTACATCGGCGATTAAATGGATACAATTATCAAGTCTCTGCAGAAATTCATTCAGGGCATTGGAATACTGGAAGGCGGCTTCCAGTTTCTTAACGTCTACGTTTTCGTCGCCCTGTATGTTCCAGATCGCGTGAGGCTCGACTCGTACTTTCTTTTCGGAATCCGGTGCGGCGTTGAGCATGACCGTGATGGCGAACATATTAAATCTCAAAGCATCGGAAGCGTCAGACATCAACCTTGAGTTCTGCTCGAAGAGGGGGATTAAATCTTTCAGCATCGATGTACCAAATATGTTACCGGCCACTTTATCGTTCGGTATTAAGACAACCGGGATGAAATCCAGATAAGTCGGTTCTCCCACATACTTCATTTTCTGGGGGTCTAATCGGGCATTATAAAGACCCTCGGTCAGATAACACTGACCCTTGACCATCTCCCAGGTCTGCTTCCAGATTGTCTTGTCATTGTCCCAGAATGAGCAGAAATGAACTTTCAAGAGAGTGTCCGGGTCTTCGGGGTCAGGGACCGGAAAGACCTCTTGAACCGGCTTGAACAGAATCTTTATACCCCTTGCGGGGTCGTGGTGGATTCTCAATGCCACCGTCCCGCCTATTAATTGGTCCCTCCCCGCCTCGAGAAGTTTCTCATCTAAACGGTTCGCGGATGTGATCGAGTGAAGAATGTCCTCTTTTGCTCTGGCCCGATTGTCGGCTTCGACCTGACCGGATGATTTAACATAATCGGCTTTCGCCATGACGTCGGGTGGGTCTATTTGAATAGGAGGAGCTTCAGAATCAGGAGCGTTTTCAAAAAGCCACGCGGCACGAGTGCGGACTAATTTTCTCGCAAGGTTGACCGGCATCACTGATGGCTTATAGGTCAATTTGGACGGGGGTGTCCAGTACTGCCCCTCGAGATCGTAAAAGTTATAATAATAATTCGTGTTCTGGATTCGCGCCAACGCTTGTTCGTTCAAGAACGTCAGTTCCATCGGCGGGTAAACAGAATTGATTATATTTTGGAGAACATAATCAGGTATCTGTTCTGTCGGCGGAATATTATCTCGATGCGTATCTTTGCGGCTCATCTATATGCGCTCCTCATGGTTGATTGACGAGAAGTCCGTTTGCGGTGTGAGTAGACTAAATATCTCAATGCGTCCATCGCGTGATTGTCCATATCTATCGGAGTGGTTTTCAGAATCGCCCCCGAGTCGTCTTCGTCATATCGGTACATCCCAAACTCTTCAACTGTATGGGGGCAACGGTTGTAATCTATTTTTATCAAACCACTATCTAGACGGTTGTAGACTTCGGCTATCCCGTAATCGAGCTCGTTCTTAGCTCTTCTAGCGTCAAGACCAACAGTCTTAAGGTCGTATATCGAGTCCGGTCTGGACGGGTCGCACCAATATGTCAGGACCCCCCATTTGTCCCTGAATCCGACAGCGGTATCGTTTATCTTTTCCTTGGGGGCCTTGGACTGATAGAACTCATCGACTAAATGAATGAATCCGTCCGCCCCGACCGCTCCGACCAGGATCACCGTGGGGTCGGTCCATCCCCAGTCCACACCGCTTAAACCGTACTTGTAACTTGGGAGGTTTTCCCGCGTGCCTTCGGACATCGGCATAGGAGCCGGTAAATGGTGGGTCTCCTGTGAGACCATCGGATAGACCATGCCTTCGTAGGCCACGAACTCCCCGAAGACTTCCTGGCGTAAGAATTTGCCTTTATAGGAATCCTTTAAAGATTCAGCGTAACCGGGCGGGTTGTGTATGTTCTCTTCAGTCGAACACCGGACCCACTCGTAATCATTTCGTTTCTTGCGGGCGAATATCTCCCATACCCAGTCAAATCCCCTGGGAGTTGTAGAAAGCCATGCCCTCCACGGGCCTTTCTTGTGCCTTAGGGTCCCGAGAAGAATCCGCCAGGTATCAAGTTTGTTTAACTTGCAGGCTTCGTCTATCGCAAACCAGCCTAAATTCATACCTCGGAGTTCTTTGGGGTCGTCGGCTGAACGAAAGTAAATCCTGGACCCACCGTACTCGGGTTTGAATGTCGCAATCTTCGTGATTTTGTTGAAATTCTCAATAAAGCGGTCCCAGCCGTTCTCGACCCCCATAGCGGCCCAGAGTTCCTCCGTGATGGTTGGAAGGATGAAGTCGTCAATAGAACGAAAAGTCGAGGCGACTATAGCCCCCTGCGTTCCGGGGTTCTCAAGAGAGGTTCTGATCGCCTCCAGGCAGAGCGAGAACGTCTTCCCCGAACCCCTCCCCCCTATCATCGCCCGGAACTTCGCCGGTGAGCCGTGGAAGGTCCCCTGGCTCGGCGAGAGGTCTACTGGTATCTCCATCAATCACTCCCGGAACTCTTAAAATGAATGTAACAGCCAAATCCTCTTCGACCTGCCGCCCCCCGGTCGTCTCCATCATGTGAATCTTGTCCACGAGAATGCCCGAGACGGTGGTAGCGTCTTTGGCCGAGGTTTTGGGATCATCTAATCTTGCCTCGGCAACCACCAAGGCTTTGTGAACTATCCGCCATGCGTCAGTGACATATTTGCTCTGGTTGGCCTTTCGTATCTCCGCCAGCTCTTCGGCAAATTCGGGGTCGTCGTCATATTGAAGATACCTGCCAATGGTACGAGCGGAGGTACTGAGTTCACGGGCGATCTGAGACTTGTTCTTACCTTGGGAGAAGAGGACTTTGGCGAGTTCTACTGTGCGTTTGTCTACCATGAAGGTCCTTTGCTCGGCGTCTAATTTTATGAGGGGGGAAGACTTTGTTAGGCGGTCTGTTGAGGGGTGAGCATACGCCGTTCTTGCCAATTCTTTCCAATGGGTACCCCCTCGGTCCTATATGAGACTCTATCCTTGTCCCCTTGCGTCAAGCACGACTCTCCCGCTCCTGCGCCCGAAGCCTCAGAATGTCCGATAGTATCCATTGTGTCAACCTCTAACGTTAACAATAGTTAACTGTGGTTAACGGAAGGCTACTTCTGCGGCCGGGGGGATAAACACTGATGCAAGTGGACAACGTTGGTGTCTGCGAAAGGACATAGACAAACGTGGTGCCTTTTGTATGGTATTGGTGGGAGGTTTGCAGTTAACTTCCCTTACGTCCTGCCTGTCCCACTCGGCTCTCTATGCCTGCTTGCTATCATCTATTACTGCTCGTACAATCGCATCTATCAACTTCCCTAGTCGCGTCTCTAACTCTTCGACTCGATACTCCAGGTCTTCAAGCCTTTCCTCTACCCCAAGTGTGCTCCCCATGACTACCCCCCTCACACCCCTCACTTGCCCTAGGCAATGTTTGCCTTATGCAAGCTCATGCTTCCATTGTTTACAAGCTGAATGGTTTACCTCTAGAAAATCGTTGTCTCTGTCTCTGTCACAAATCACCTTGTTCTCGCCGCTTGTGTAACAGTGGTCGCAACTACCACACGTCTCTTTCGTCCACTCCTGTCCTTCCAAGACGGCGAACTTGTTCTCTACCCTCTCCATCTTTTGTTCCAAACTGTCAAGTCTACTCTCAGTGCTAGCCATGACTACCCCCTTACCCTACTCATGCATTAGCGTGGCTCTAGTGCGTTCATCGCCACCTTGTCTCTCCATACTCCTTGTGTCTGCGTCCCATGCTACGTATGGCTTACTCTCGTTCAGTCTACCCAGCTCGATAGGTTTCTCCACCAGTCCACAACGTCTTCCCAACCATAGAGCGCATCGTCCCTTGATACATGGTACGTCTGTGTCTGTGTTACTTCTGAACGGGCATATCCTTACGTTCAACCAACATGTCTCGCAGTATACCTTCTCCCCTTGCTTCTTCTTGGCTAGTATCGCTCTCTCGAAGTTGTTGAGCTGTTCTACATCCATCACTATGACCTTGCTACATCCATCACAACGTAACTCACTCATCACTACTCCTCCAGCTTTTCTATCTTCGCCCCTTGACATTGAACCTCAATACACAGGTCATTCACTATCTGCTTATAAGCCAACTCCCGTTTCATAAAATACCCACATAGATGTTCTTCTTCACCAATGAAGTATGAACCCTTCCACATGTGGGGTCCGGTATTCTCGACCCTGAACGTCACATCTTCCATCATCACTACTCCTTGTTAGGGTCGGCACTAATCGGCACTCCTGCCTGTCTTCTCAAGACTTTGTACTCGTGAGTTATCTTCTTCTTCACCTGGTCACTCTCGTTCAGATCTAAGACCCTGGCCAAGAACTGTGCTGGTGTCAGTCCTCTATTGGCCCAGGCGAACCTTCTGGCGTATGTAGCCTTCTTGCCGTTCACCTTTCACCTCGAAAGGTTTTCATATCTTGCCTTTTCGAACCTGTTCAGTAGTCCGTGTCTGCCAGCCCAAGTCCTCCATCCGGTTGTGTGGCAGGTGGTGTGACATATTCTGCAAAGGTGGATGATGTTTATCGAATCGTCGCTTCCCCCTGCTCCGCGATGTCTTATGTGGTGCGCGTCAGTAGCCAGAGAATTGCACCCAGGGGTCTCGCATCTCATGGTATAGTTGAAACATCCTTGTATTTCATCCCCAGCAATCTAATGCGCCACTCTCCGCGATACACCTCTCCGCTCACTATGGATTCCTCGCAAAATGGACAATCATATCGGTCAAAAGGTTTATCATATTCAAGGTCGTCATAATTCAAAGTCATTCCGCAACATCGGCAGACCACGGTTATCATTCGTCTGCCACCTCTATCGTGACCTTCAATAACTGTTCCCGTAGAAGTACGGCCTTGATCGCTTCTGGTAACTGAGTGTCATCGAACGCGAGTATCAGCTTGCCTCCATTGCCAGCCCCCGAGATCTTCAAGGCCGAAGCCGTGTCGTCGATGATCGCTAGGAATTGAATCATGTTCGCCCCTTGTTACTTGGAGATACCATGGTTAACAAACGTATCAGGACCACGCGCCCACTCCACCCACGTGTGATTGATAGTGTCCTGTTTATCCCTGATTTACACAGGCCTTTGAATCCTGGTTTACACCCACGAAAAAAGCCGCCTTTCAGCGGCTGTAGTATCACGTGGCTGGGCCAATCCAAGAGCCGACCCCAAACCCCCCAGCCGGATATTTACACCAAGCGGCTAACCCTTGATGTACCCGGATTTCAAGTCAAGCGGTTTTCACGGGGCCGGTTCACGGTAACGTAACCAACCACCCTTTCGAAACCCTACTTGACCATCCCACCGGGATTTTGTCTGTGTAAAAATGCCCTAGGGCTATAACCATAGTAATAGAAAAGGGCCCGCGTGTTTGCGGACCTAGTTTGAACATACTTCTATGTTTATATTCTATTGCAAAAAAGGAAGTGTTGTCAACTTATTTGTTGAATATTACCTTTCGTATCGCCTGCATGGTCTTACTTTCTCGACCCGATTGCGGTTATATTTCCACGACGGACCAATTCTATCCCCGGTCAAGAAGGCAATCATTAACCAAAACTCCCATTGGACTCTTTCGAGTATTGTCAACTCACTCATCATTCCCCCACCTTTACTTCCGCATCCGTCGAAATGTTTGGCCGACTTCTGTATATTCGGGCATACAAAAAACTGGAGTTTCAGTCATGCAGTCATGGTCCCACCAAATTGCGTGTTTTTCGTGACAACCGATGAAGTCAAATATCGCAGTAGGTACGGCTTCTCTAAGGTTTTTCCCAAGGTGGTAATAAACCTTACAAGTATCACAGCAAACAAAATACTCTACGCCCATTACTCCCCCCCCCTCTCTCTCAAGCAACTTCTTGTATCGGACCCTTGGGACTGACCGCACCCGCTATCCTCCCCATCAACAACGGACATTCATCAACGTCTGTCAGCCCGCACTTGTAGCGAAATATCTTATCATGTCTCGGACAGGGGTAGACCAAGTCTCCGAACAGTTGACACCAGCTCCAATCTCTTTCCTTCTCGTGGTTGAGTTTGAACGTCCTCGATATGCTCTTGTTGCGCTCCCCGTTTCTGTGACTCAAACAATATTTAGCGGGACTCTTTGCGTGAAATTTCTTACCACACTTCAGACAATATCTCTCGAAGACGAGGTTGGCATACTTCTTTCGCCACCGAGACATCCGAACTTTGTCTCCGCAGGGGATACACCACTTCGATGCGTTTTCGCCCTCGAAGTCTTCGCCGCACCGCTGGCACGTTCTCATCTTTTCACCCATGCGCAGCATCGAATAAACGCACGGGCATACCAAGGAGGTGACTGCCAAAGCGGAAAGAACTTCTCGCGGTAAAACTCCCTCAAGATGCGCCGATTAAATGCCTCGGTATTACAACGGATAACCTCATCCCAAAAAGCGTCGGGATATTCAACGCTAACTACCCACTTCTTACTCATCATGCCCGCCTTGGTGTTGCCGCACCACTTCAAAACCCTCTGTCCATAAAATCTTTTCGAGTTCGCTTTTGGTACCAAGGCCCTTAAACTCATCCCACATTTTAAAGAAATCTCGTTCGCCTTCTGCGGTCCGCTTTTTCAAATACAAATCGAAGTCATCTGGTATCTCAAATTCAAAAGACTTGCCCCCTAGTTCAGTCATCACTCACCGCCTTATCCAGAATGAAACTTTTTGCCAAGGAATACCGTCATCAAAAATAAGCGGTTCCCAAATATGAAACTTGTCCATTTCCTCCGCCTCTGCCAGTAGTTTGAGGATGGGGGCGTAAGGGCAGGTGCCCTCGCCCATATCACGCCCAAAGCCACACTTGTATCCAGTTTCATCTGAAAAGCAAGCGGCCGGACAAATATACTTTTCTTCAAAACACTCACTCATCATTCCCCCTTACTCCTGCACCGATAACATTCCTTCTGCCACTCATATCCCATAAACTCATCGAGACAAGTCTCACAAACACGCTTCTGAAGGTCGTAGACCGCCCACAGCCGCTTCGTGTACTTGTCTTTGAATGTCTCGTAGAACTGCCCCACCTCTGCCGCCATGTCCTCGTAGACCTTGTGCAACCGCTCATCGCGTACAGCCAGCCCCCCGCTGGTCTGCCCCTTCGCCGGGATGGCGTGAGTACCGGGAACGCCTAGTGGGTCGTCATTTGCAGGTGTGTAAGCGTCTATGAGGACGGCGGTGCAGAAGGCGTTAAGTTGTTTGAGGGTGAATGTGCAGAAATCCTCAAGGTCTTTAATCGCTTGCGTTCAACTCACCGCCTTGGTCAAACTGGTAAACTTCCACCTTCTCATTAACAATACGAATTGCGAGTATCGGTTCCCCGTCATCATAAACGTTAAGCCATTTGACGTTCATCGCACCCTCGATACCGGAAAGAGTTTCATACTCAACCTCTAACATCACCCACCGCCTTGGTCAACCAATAAACGATTTATGCCCCTCAAAACGACGCGCCAAAACTCTACGTATTCTTTTGGCACATCGAAACTCGTCCAGCCGCCGTCGTATCGAATTATCTCGATGTGGTTATCGGTTATCCGGTACATCTTCACCGCCCCCTATATCCTGTTGTGTGAGTTATTTGCTGGTTGATATTACGCTCAGGTTCATGCCCTGGAAGTCCCCCAAAAACCCTTTGAAAACAAATCGCACATAACATCAACCCACCAACATATGTCCAGCTGGTTATCTTCCGTCCACATTCAGAACATCTCTTGTCAACCATTGTTGTGCTAGGTTCGTACATCACTCACCGCCTTGGTCTTGCCTATGTCTTATCCCAGCGTTGTGTGGTGCCTCACAACAAAGATGATAGCCGCCATAACCGGGTTTCCTTTCTGGACTTTCTGAAGTAAACCATGCCGCTGCGTGGTTATAAGGCATGGGTCCGCCACAAACGATACATAGCGGATATTTGGAAAACCCCAGCCGCCCCTCCCCCGCTATCGCCTTGCGGATATCATCAATTTGAGAAGAATCTAATCCCGTTTCTTCCTCAAGATAGAAAAGCAGTTCGCTGATTCTTGCTTGCTTTCTTGCCTCCTGTCTCTCCGCGATAGCCGCAGACTGGTCGATTGTCATCCATGTTTTTTCCTTATCCATCATTCCACCCTCCCCTGCTTCTCCAGAATGGCGAGACACTTTTTGCAAACACTAGACCTTTTTATGGAATGCCAAAGCCAGCCAGAACCAAGCCTATCAATTCCGCATAATGCTTTAGAATACGGGGGTTCTGCTATATGCCATTTGCCATGATGTCTGCGATGAAAATAACCTTTCTCGCGCATGAGACTATCCATCATTCCCCCTTAATATCTTGGCACTTAGGTAATATCCCCTACCTCCTCATCCAGAATGTGACTTGCTCCCAGGTCGAAGGTGAACCGGGGGGATTATCACAGTCCATACCCCCCACTTCCTTCGCTTCTGCCAGGAGTTTGATAACTGAGGCGGCTTCGCAGTTTTCAACCCGCTCGCAATCGCAGCAACCAAACCAAAAGTTTTGAAGTTTGTCACACTCGCTCATCTCTCCCCCTCTGCTCCCGTATCTTCTCGCACCTGGGACACAACACTTTCTCAACGCCGGTGTAAGTCTGTATCTCGACCCGAGTTCCGCACCACTGGCAGCAACATGAGCGTTTCATCTTATATCCCCCGCGCCCTATCAGCCGCCTTGTCTGCTTGCGCTAAACAACTTATCGCCTCACTTATCGGGCAAGCGATTTCGCCAACGGCATCTGATAGCTTTTCGTATTGCGCGCGGTAAACATTTAGATCATTTTCGAGGTCGGCTATACGGGCATTCAGGTCGCTTATCTCGCCCTCAAACGCGGCGCAATCGTCACAGTCATTCATCACTCTTCCCCTATGGTCCCGACTTGTACGGTGGTATCATCAAAACATCACCACTTCCTAGCTCTGAAAATTACAATCGCGCTAGGGAATGGCGCGGAATTATTGCTATTAGAAAACTTGAGTCTTCCTTTTATGTAGCGAATCTCATCAGCTTGCATACAATATTCGTGCCACCATTTCGTATCTGTTCTCGATGGCAACAGGCAGACAATGGTATTCCTGCAATATTCGGACTCATAAAATGCTTTCTTAACCCATTTCCTTATTTCTCTGCCATAGGGCGGGTTCATAAATATAACTTCGCCTCGTTTCCAATCTACAGAAAGGCCATCCTCTTTTTTTGTGAAATATCTTTTGCATTTTGCATTCTGTTTTGTCGCACAAGAATCAATGGTAAAATGAAATTCCGCGTCAAGTTCATCAAACAACCACTGGGGTGTTTCCCATTCGTCCGTTTTGCTTGACCTCATACCTTTTGTGAAAGTCATATCTCAGTCCTCTCCTACGGATTCGGATTGTAGGGTGCCACTTGAATCGCTTGTATCTCTCGTATGTGCGCGTCTACTTCCGGCGCCCACGACCCCGGCCAGGGCTCGCAGTAGTTGGGCGTGGTATAGCCGCCGTCAGCCGCGTACCCTTGTGAGATGTTGTACCTCCACAGAAAGCCATAGAAGAACACGATACCTTCCTCCCAACTGCCAAAGCCGCTAGGCCGCTCCATGAGGCCCCATGCGTTTTTCGGGGCGAAGCATCTGTGAGCAACACTTGATTCCTTCATGGCAACCGCCGGACACATATAAATCGTGCTACCGACTCTAGCCGCTTCGTCCTGCATGACCTGTGTGTAAGGCGCGAGCGGGGAATTGTATCGCTCAAGGTAGATCCGGCACTGTTCGCGCTGACGGAACTTTTCATATTCACGTTGCCGTTGCTTCTCATTTTCGACTACCTGTTGCATCATCTGTGAATGACTCTCATGCACCAACTGAATAAATTCAGCCTCATACGTCGTGTTCGCTTCCCTGCTTGACGGTGCGGGGGGTTGGACCTGTACCTGCCGCAACTTCTGGGACTCTACGAACGCCCTGACCCCTCGGACCCACTTGCTTTCCATCGTCCGTGTTTGATACATTCCTGCTGAGAGCGGGATTGCCATGCAGATAGCCGCTACTGTAGCGATCTGCCAAATTCTCGCTCTCGTTCTTGTTGGCCACCTGGCCGGTTTGTTGTGAGTCGTACCGCAGATTCACACCACTCCCTTTCGCTTTTAGCCTCGCTATCTCGATGTCGAGGCACTTCTTGACTCCTGGCACTCCAAGTAAATCGTCATGTGTCGTCTGCCAGAAGCCAAGTTCTTTCTGTAGTTCACTAGCCTTCTTCGCAAGCCTCACGGCAAAGTCGTGTTCCTGCCAGAAGTCATTTTCGAGATTGTCTCGCTCTTTCTCGGCCTCGCACTTGTCCAGATACGCCATGATCGCGAAGACAATGGCGATAGCGGTTACGGTTATTAGTGGTATCACGATGTCCGCTGTGACTACTCCGTACATGATTCCCCCCTATCTCTCAGTATCCGCTTCGCAAAAAGGTTCCCCCCAGCCGCCGCCGTTTCCAATGTTTTCCGCACCTTCGCATCGGAAGCTGGCTCAACCACTTCTCGTTTCACTTCATACAACTTGTCAATTACCGCCCGCTGGTCTGCCTCCGCCCACTTGTCCAGCGTCACTTCCACGTATCGGATAGGTGATGAGAGATTCACCTTGTTTGCCGCCGCGAACGAAGCCTTGGTGAACGCGGCGAGGCCGTGGATATCGACCAACTTCGGTATCGTATGAAGCTCCATGGGAGTGAGCGACCGGGGGCCGGCCACAAATTCCTGATAGTATTCGTAGGCTTCGCGCCTGTCCTTTTCTTCGTCAGTTTCTATTTCAGCCAATCGACCAGCACCTCCCACTCTGTTGTAAGTCCTACATACTTATGGTTGGTTGTATGTTCTGTATTATTCTGTTCTATATAGTTCTGTTCTGTTACGAAACGTCACGACTCGTCCCGGATTCGCCATTTTTTAGCGTCCTTATCCCATTCTTTGGTTTCTTTTTTCCCCCGGCGGTTGGGGTACTCTGCTTTCCTCAAAAGGTCTAAACGCCATATACCCAATTCTTCATCCTTCGTAAACTCCAGCACGGTATAGCCATTAGCGGAATATCTATCAGCAAGCCTTATCTGCACCATTTCGTCTATCGCGGCTGATACTTGGCCTACGGGTTCCGGCCACATGGGTGCGACGATTGCTTTAAACGACTCGGGATCGCCATCGATGCGCCCCATGTCGTCGCGGTGGGGGATTGCGGCCAGGTAATAGGCTCGGGCCAATGGAGAAATGTCCTTTATCTTCTTCGATATGGCGGTTCGCTTTGAGATAAGTCTTCCCTGTTTCACTTCTCCCCCCAAAAAAGAGGAGCCTCGATTATCCCGAGACTCCATGATTCACTTGTTATCCCCCGACGGTTCAACCTAGACTCCCTAACTCGTCTGCCTGGCCTCGCCAGACCTGGCCTCGCCAGACCCGGCCCCGCCTTGACCGTCCGTGTCTGCCTTGCCAAACCAAGTCTTACGTTGGCCCACCATGTCTCGTCTGCCTTGCCTGATCGGGCCATGCCCCACCACGCCTAGCCGCGCCTCGTCTGCCTTGCCCAACCGAGAACTACCCGACCCAACCACACCTTGACGCTCCGCACCTTGTCTGCCTTACCGAACCACTTCACACCTCGACCCACACGGACCGGCCAAACCGCGTCTGCCTTGCCATGTCTACCCCGGCCTAGCCACGCCGAACCCGGCCCTGTCAGCACAGGCCGTTAGGCCAATTCATACCGGCCCCATTGACCGCCTGACTTCTCTGGTCTGTCTTCGCCAATCCCCACACCCCAACCGGCGCGTGAGAATAGGTTAACCACTTGTTCGGCTGACAGAACATCAGCGTCGTACTCGATAATCAAGGTAGTTGACCAACCGACGATCTGGCCACGGTAACGGATGTCAGCGGTGCGTCCGCCGTCTATCCGCACCATGTCTTCTCGCATGGACACTTCACCCTTGATTTCCACAAGGTCTTCCCCATTGGTCCCGAGACAGTTCCCAAGCACGAATATCATTTGCCGGGCTTGTGTCATCGGGATTCCGCTAACTTGGCGACAGGCCGAGACTGCGGCCTTCTTGAAAGCGACTGCCGGGAATCCACACATGGTAGATGCAAACTTGAGTTCCCCTTCGGGAACATCGGGCGCCCCCTCGATGAAGTAGAGCGAACTGAGAAAGTCTTTGTAAGGGTCTTTCGCTTCCTTCGCCCTCTTCGCTACCTTCATCTGCTTGTCCAGCATCTCTTTCTTCGCCTTCTCACTCCACTTGTGGCAGACCAGCGGAGCGATACCCTTTATCTCTAACTTGATTTTCCCGATATTGAGTTTCGGTATAACGATCTCCGGCTCAACATTCTTAACCTGCTTTGCACTCATGATGGCCTCCTTTTGACCTGTGCCAGCGTCCGTCATTCGTCGAACGCTTTTGCCGTCGCGTCTAGTAGCCTCAACTGCGCCTCAGTTGCCTTCTTACCTTCGTAGGTACGCAACTTGCGTCTGTAGGCATTTATGACTTGACGGATTTCCGAACATAGCAACGCATAGTCATCGTCATTTGATAGAATCGAAGCCGTGGGTTTATAAACCCGACCACATGACACGGGTCCCTGTGATTCCTCATCGAATACCACACAGGGTACTGACTCGAAAGCGGCCATCTCTACATCATCAATAACCACAACGATGGCATTGACTAGAGACCGTGCTTCCTGCTTTCTCCAGTTGAAACCCGCGATAGTGTTATCCCATGTAAAGTAGGGATGCAGTCCCGAACTCTCCGACTCAGCTGCTTTGACGATATCGCAGGGTGTTCCCTTGCCATTCTTGCAGAGTTTCTCTATTGCCCTTCCGACAATGGGAGCCTCTTCATCAGTCAGGAGCTGGTAAGTCGGATTCGCCTTGTAAATCATGTTCTCACCCCCTTTCCAAAAAAGTATTCAGTGTTCGTCACGTTGTCTCCAAATCTCTTCGCCTTCCGCTTTCCGGTCCTCGACTTCCCCTTCCTGCAACGCGCATTGAGTCTGCCAATCCTCGCGGTCAGGGCGGTTGTCATGCTCGAAAGCGTCATCGTTGCAGTAGGGGCAAAGAATGTCTTGCCCGGTGTCTTCTACTAAGTAGCCTTTACCGTGGCAGATGCAGGTCATGTCTTGACACCTTCCAGCTCGGCGATCTGACCCTGGAGGTAATTAATAACCTCCGATGCCTGCGGACCAGTGAGTTCGGAAGCATGAGCGACACCGTACTTATCCTTGAGCGCGTCAACTTCTTCGGGCAATAGGCTCAAATCTTTTATGAGGGCGTGGATAAAACCGACTTGCTTCTTAGATGCTTTGTTGCTCGTGGTCGAGGGTTCCCGTTCCTTCGCCTGCTTGACCTCTTCGGCTGACGCAATCCCCGTAACGAGTCCGTAACCAAGGAACCCCAGAGCCCTGCCCACCGCTGACGTTTCGGCATTCTCGAAGGGTGCTGTCTTGTCTATGTTCGTCTTGCCGTAGGCGGCGGCGTGACCAGTGGCCTTCCCGCGCATCGTCGTGACCGTGGCCTTTAATATAACTTTGCCCACGTGTCCATCTACTTCTAATAATTCTGTATCAATCTCGTAAGGCTTGTCGGCCTTCTCGTGTTCGTCACGGCACTCCTGCACCCGCCCAGCAATCATGCGGTATTCTTTGTTGCCTATGACGACATCGAACTGCGAGTAGTCTTCTTCGTCGGCCATAATTCCCCCTTAAACTTTGCTCCACCGCTCAATATTGACTTCGTTAATATCCTCACGCATGAGGTCAACGTCGAAGGGATGCGCGGCTTGTGCGAAGTTGTCGAACATCTGCCGGGCCACCTTCAGGAGTAGCGGACCAGTGACGGGCCGGTTCATTGACACCTGACATAAAGTTGCTAGGAGAACGGCGAATTCTTCTTTGCTAATGTCGAGGCTTACTATCATCGCGGCACCGCCTTCCCTTTCACAAACTTGACGTAACCCGCGTACAGTCCGTTTGAGCGACCAGGCGGCGGCTTGGTGATCTTCTCCCTGCGGTGCTTGCGCGGCTGGCCCTTGAACCAAGGGTGGACTTTACTTAAAGAGTTTAAGCTGTTCTGCATCACCGTTCCCCCCTAATAACTTTTGCGCCCGTTGCATTGCTCGCCATTGTTTTTGGAGCAAGTCGCTGTGTTCGAGCGTGATAGACTGCACTTCCATCAGTGCTTCCTGTATCGCTTTCTTCTCTTTGGTTTTGAGGTCGTTCATATTCCTCTTTGGCTTCGCAAAGAACACGGTGCAGTTTTGCGAAAGTGTCTTCGGTCACTTCCCCCCCCTTGGGAAAAGGACATCGGCTGAGATTCTAAAGATTTTACAGAGTTCGATAATCTGTTTTCCCGAGGGATTCATAATGCCCCGCTCAATTTGAGATATGTATGGAGCTGGTATGCCGGTCAAGTCTGAAAGTTCCTCTTGCGCCAAATCAGCCGTCAGGCGGAATGTGCGGAGGTTGTTCTTCGGCCTGATGTCTGCCCTAGAGGTCATCACTTTGGCTCCTTATAAAGCATTTATAAGCCATATAATGGCAATCTGATGTAGTGTTAGGGTTAGACAAAAGGGGGAAGTCTGAAGCGAGGGCTCCACTATATATATTATAGGACATTTTCTTGGCAAATACTTCCTTGTGAACTCTCAAGTTAACCATTCCACTTTCCTATATATTTGTGCTTACGCATGTATAATACACCCCTGTTCTAAGCGTGTCAAGAAGTTTCTAAATAAATATTTACTTTGCCCGATTACAGATGTTTGGGTGCATAATTGTTGTATGACATTCGCCGAAGAACTGCGGAAAATATTGAATAATCGGAACATGACAATAGCCGACCTGTCTTTCGACTCACGGGTTCAAGAGGGTACTATCCGTAAAATAATAGATAGTAACGGAGATCCCCGGCTGAGCACTGCCAAGAGGATTGCCGACGGTCTGGGTATCTCTCTTGATGCTCTGGTTGAGAGCGAGAATGAACGGTTGAAGCACCTATTAAAGAATGTTGACCCGCCGAACGAAAAGGATGATAATAACAACGGTGATGAAAAATGAAATGTACTAACTGCAATAAGGTAATATTACCGGGTCATAACTTCTGTCAGTGGTGCGGGAATGAAGCAAGCCAAACATCAGACCCGACAACGGTTCCTGTTTACCCTCCACAACTAAAATCCACTGGCGTTAATCCAGATGCTCGTTGTCCCACCTGCGGCTCAAATCGCATACAAAGATTTTCGCCTGGCAATAAGGTGGTGAAGATTGCCGCTCTCGGTGTCTTCGGCCTCGGTGATGTCCACAAGATATTTAAGTGTTTAAACTGCGGTTACAAGTGGTAATAGATATCTCAGTCCGGGGATTGATCTTATCTATGACGAAGTTTATCTCTCCCCACGTCAGGAATGAGGGGTTGTCGTCGAAGATCACCACACCCTTGAGCGAGTCACCCAAAAGTTTGCGGAGTCCGAACTCGAAGTTGTCCTGGTCGCGCCTTCGCTTATCCTTGAAGTAAATCTTGGCAGAGACAGTGATGCGAGCGAGTTTGGGGATTTTCGCCGCGCGGCAAAGGTAGTAGACATCGTGTTTCCATTCGTCTAGAAGTTCGGAGCGGTCGTGCCAGTGCATCCTCAAAAGTCGGTTAGCAGAGACGGGTGTGCGCGGGATTGTTAGAATCCAAGTTGTCATTAAGACATACTCGCTTTGCTGATTCTGACTATTAGTGTTTCATGCACTTGTATCTAGTGTTCGCCGAAAAGTGTACGGTGACAAATAGTCATCGGGGCGTTGACAAATGCGACAAGGGTAACAGATGTGTTAACTAACGCAGATTTGTTACCGTAAATAGACACTTTTGGCAACCTAATGCAATGTTATTAACGGGACAGTTAATATAAACACGCGAAGTCATTTATATTAGAGGATAAGCGGGGTAATATTGCGGATTCCCTCTCCCCACGGCGCGATCTCTAGCACCACACCTCCCATATCGCCGGGCGGGTAGTCCCTGCGTTCGCCGTAGGAACTCTCAGGTCCCAAACGGTACGTCTGAAAGAATGAACCCGTCGAGGCATAGGCGATTAGTTTCTCGACGATTTT